ACTCGGGGACCCCAACCCTGTTATTGATATAACAGAGCCGTTTGTGTTCCTGCAAGAAACGCCAACTTCGATTCCAGCTCGTATGATTGATGTGAATACAATGACCGCCATTCTTGCTGGAACCAGCACAACTGTCATCCCCCCTGCTGAGTGGGGACCATCAACCTGGGGATCTGATACTGCTCTGATACCAATATCATTTGATGCATCCAACCAACCTGAGAATGCAACAGCTTGGGCCACAATGTTCATGGAGTCTACTTTTGCAAACATTACATATAATTTCGTTGCAGCTGATGACTACGGAAATATCTATGGGTCGTTTCCTCAAATGTCTCCAAAAGCCAACCGAACTAGGATACCTGGACCATATAAGAGGCTCTTGTTTGTATTGGTTAACGCTTTTGCCAGTGGGATGAACCAACTGCAGTATATGTTTGGTTCAGCTGCCGCACCAGTAGCTTTGAACTTGGCAACAAACGGGTTACAAGCAGGCGGGGTTTCGGTCGACTTACTACCAGCACTCAACACATTCTTTACTCTTGATCCTGCTACCATTCAGTTTTCATACTACCAGTGCTACAGGTGGTGGCTCAAGTTCTTTGGCAATGAGTATGATCACTCAATGGCATTTTTAGCTGCATCTGATCATTTCCACTTGTTGTCCTTCCCTGCGACTATGTCATTTGAGGACGGTACGCTTAGAAACACTATTATATGCCTCAGGACTGGGGGTACTGATCCTGACTGGAATACTGACGGTTTCACACAGCAACCTGGTTCGGCCTTAACTGATAATGTTCTTAGCTGCACCACTCCTTCAGGTGTAGTAACTAGTGATTTAACAACAATTATGCAACTAGCCGGGCCCTACACATCCATCCCAACATATGATCCCGTTGCTGGTGTTTGTGCAGTTTGGGGTGTATTCTCAATGAAAGATCCAATTCTTGCACCTGCGCCACACATACCTGCCATCATATCTAGAATCCGTTGGAACGCACGATGTCTGAGTCCAATATTCGACTTTGCGATTCAAGCTACCGGATTTGGAGTCAATGACTTATATGCTCAGAACATGATGACAGACGGGTTTGGCCGCGCTCAAGCTTTATCCGCCTTGAAAGGTGTGTACTCTTTCTACAAAAACAACCTGCAACCAACCCTTGGTACCGGTTCAATAACATCAAGCCCGAAACTCAAATGTCAGCAGGCATACCATTGTTTACCCGAGGGTTGTACCCAGCACCAATGACAACGATATACCCTTTCATCCGTGTCCCACTTCCATCCGTTGCCGCCTTTATTGAAATAGTGTTGCCACAAACATTCAGGATGAAAAAACTCCCGTGCACTGCCTCGATTCATCGCAGCAACACTGCACTCATGGGTGAATACACTGATTTCAAAATTAAGGACCCCCAAGGTACCGATGCCCAGGCCTGGCACACTATCGTCGACGCTGTATATGTTACTGGTTCTACAGCAGCTGACCCGAGATTCAACCCTAGAATGTTCATGACAAATAAAACCTTCGCCGTAGCAACAGACATTGCATACCCCGTCTTTTCACCATCATTGTCAATATCAATGTTCATACAGTACCAAGACTTCGCTATCCCTGCACTTGGTAACATATTGCATCCACTTAAAGATATTCCATCTCTTGCACCACTGCCTAGATGGTTCACCCCTATTAATATGGAAGTTACACTTGCAATTGCATCTGACTCAGTCCTATTTGGGCAAATCACGCGTGTCGAAAAGGCATGGTATAAGAAAAGACTTCGCGCCAGCGCCGATGCGTATGGTACTGCACTCTACGGTGACACAACAACACCACCCAACCCTGATGAGTTGGGCGGACTTCTGGGTTTCTAAAACCTGTCCCGGAGTTGTTGCCTTGGAGGCAACTTCGGGACGACATCCTGAAAGGGAAGGTCAAAACTAAAATGCAATTTCCATTAACTGAAGCTGATCTAGCACTTCAAGACTGGTGTAACGCCAAGTATGAGCACGTCGACCATCCACCCATGTCGGATGAGACAAAGCAAAGGTTGAGGTTCCGCCACAACTACAAATCATTTGAGCAATACAATCTATCTGAAGCGTCTAGGTACGCATTCTCTTTATATCAAAAACTAATACCTGCAGAAGTCGCCAGTAAGCTACACTGGCTACTCTCCCAACATTTGGAAGGCACATACGAATCACTTGCCGACCTCTCTCTAATCTATCGTAAATACCAAACAGCCCTAGATCCTAACTGGTACTACTTTGTCGACCTCATGACTTTAACTGACTATGTCCAAGCTGGGAGCGACCAACAAGTCCTTGACGCAGTGAATGAATGGATAAAGGGTGATATGGAACACGATTTTGACGATGGAGGGTTTGATGAGTTATTTGAGGAGGGGTGCGATGTGTTCCTGAGTTCAGGTTCACAACGCGAACCAGCATACCACCTTTCAGTTGAGGAATTTCTGAAAGACCCTATGTACTGGGCAACCACAGGTTCATCCGATGGTAAGCGATTACCAATCAAAGTTGACGGCGTGGATTATAAGGCACGGAAGAGCAAGTGGGCGACTGCATGCGCTTCCACATATACAGAACTATTGAATGTATTCAACTCTGACAACCCACAAACTAATAAGGCTGTTACAAAGCGTGAGCTGGCAAAAGCTAGGATGATCATTGCTGGTGATATGCCTAACTATCTACGGATGGCTTACATTAGCGAGTGGCTTGAATCAAAGTTGTCTAATCATCCAAACACAACATTATTTTTCAGTAAAAAACAGATGCTACGGCTCTGGACTGACATGATAGACCGAGTGACTGAAGGTAAACTAATCAGCATACCCATCGATGAATCAAAGTATGATCACTATGTGACAAAGAAGATGATACGCATAATGTTTAGGGCGATACGCAAATATATTACATTGTGGAATCCCCCAAACAGTGGCGAG